ATCAAGTCTTCTGATTGGTACGTCTTCGACTTTGAAACCACGTTGAATAAACGCGCTAATTGGCAGGCGATAAAAGATTGCGCCGTTTTCCATGATGGCATGAAACAAGAGCGCACGACCTGTAATGCAGGTAACACCGAAGATAATGCAGTCTTCAACTTCGCCTTTATGTTGTTTAAGATCATATAAATACTCCCTTTTTATTTGAGCGTATTCTACAGGAATATTTGCATTTAAGTAAGCCATAATTTATCATTTTATTTGGCCCCAATTAGGACCAGATTCGTAGTCTACTTTGTTTGGTACTTCTAAGTCAACAGCAGATTCCATAATCTTTTTTATTTTATCTTCGTTGTTATTTACAGATATATCAAGTTCATCGTGCACTTGTATATGCGGTATGATACCTTCTTTGTACAAATCAACCATAGCTTTCTTTGTCATATCAGCTGCTGATCCCTGTATTAGTTTATTTAATGCTTTGTATGTAAAAGCTCGTTTAATCCCTGGTCCGTGTTCCGCGAGTGCATCTTCATGATTCAATGCTTTGTGTATCCCGAATTGATTTGGTTCCCACAAATTAAATCTACATCTACGACCAAGTAAAGTTCTAACACGACCTTTGTCCTGAGCTCTACGCATAACACTATCCATTAACATTTTAACAAAAGGTACTTTGTCATGGTAAAGTCTAAACAAATCATTAGCATCTTCTTTTGATATACCCAGCTCTGCCTGTAATTTATTTTTACCCATACCATAAAACAAACCAAGGTTTATAGTCTTAGCTTGTGATCTTGGTATACTTGCCATCTCAGCTACAATCTGGTGAAAGTCTGCTTCTCCATCGTTGTATGCATCTAGCACTTCGTCAACACCATAAAGTCCGTCAAGACTAGCGTAGTGTGTAACTAGACGTGGCTCTTGCTGTGAATAGTCAAAGCAACCCCAGGTACAACCTTCTTCTGGTATAAATAAACTTCTGATCCGTGGTCCAAGTTCCTTGTTACGTGCTGGTATCTGCTGTAAGTTTGGATTGTTGTAACTGAATCTACCGGTTACTGTACCACCACTATCTGATCTAATTTGATTAATCTCTGCGTGTATTCTACCTTTGTGTTGGTGCTTTAGTATGGTATCTATAAATGTAGTATGAGACTTATTTATTTCTCTAGCACGAGCAATCAATTGAACCAATGGATGTGGGTGATTCTGCAGAAAGTTTTTGGTGAATGATGGAGAATTTGTTTTTTCAGTTCGGTCAAAAGGTAGGCGAAGTTTTTCAAAAACTTGCGCAATCGATCGAGCAGCCCATATTTGGATATCTACTGATGTTTCTTTTTTTATTTTTTGTAGGCATTCTTTTTCTTCTGTTAATAGCGTCTGTTTTAATTGATTCGCTGCTTCAACGTCTACTCGCACGCCTAAAAATCGCATATCGACAAGGCAGGGAAAAAGTTCGGTCTCTAATTTAAATATATCCTCAACATCTTCTAACAACATTTGTTTTTTCATTTCTTGCCATAGCTTGAAAGTTAGTTGAGCATCTTGTTCTGCATACTCACCCACATACATTGCAGGTAGTTTATACATTTCAGACTTTGCATCGATACCCCAAAGATCTGCGGTTTCTTTCAAAACAGTCTCATTTTTACCTATTCCAACGTAATCCCGACCCAAACTACCTAAATCATATCTAAAGCGATTCTCGTCCACTAGAGAGCCAGCAATCATAGTATCTACGATAGTACCATTGATTTTAAGACCCGCAGCCTTAATAAAACATACATCGTACATGGCGTTGTGAAATATTTTGATAGAATCTGTGTTCAATACATCTTGAAACCACTTTAGAACCATTTTAAAGTCCATATTGCCACCACCTTCATGTGCTATTGGATAGTATCCGGACCAACCCTCAACGGCAACAGCTATACCAACTATCTTACTTCTGCCTACAACAGAGCCAGAACCAATAGTTTTTAAGTCAGGATCTTTTGTTTCTAAGTCTATTGCTATTTCATCGTGATTAGATAAATCAGGGAATTCTTGTGGTGGTAACCACTCTGTTTGTGGTTTAAATATCGGTTTCACCATAATCTCTTTCCATTATCATTTCTATAAAATGTATTGCTTTCAATAAATCTTGTTTCTTCCCTTTGTCTCTATGTCTTATTATGTATTTTATAGCACAACCTTCAGGATATAACAACTCATTCTCAACAACAAACTTGCTGGGTTGAATTTTATATTTCTGATAGTGTGATCCTCCGTGTTGCTTATCCCATACTTTCGATGTCATATGCTTTTCTCCTTTTTGGTTCCATTATAAATAAATTTTTTTCTGTTCTAGTGCACGCAACGTAAAACAATCTATGTGTGTCATCGGGATTTTCTAAATAATCTTCATACGCTTTTCCTGATAACTCTGTATGCACCACTACATTTTCTCTTTCATTACCTTTTACTCCGTGTATTGTAGAAATACTTATTCTTGGATTTTTAGATAAATCCTCACCTGACTCAGTTAATTTTATTATTTTTCTTATATCTTCGTTTCCTAATTCGTCTAAAGCCTTTTGCCAATCTGCCTCTGTTTTTAAACCGTAATCATTTTTTAAGGTATCTATGTCATAAAACTTATCTTTTGCCATAGCTTTAAATAAATCTTTATCCCAGTTCTTATTCATTTTATGAAATATTTTTTTACAATCATTATAGTGCATAGGTATACCTGTTCTTAATTTATTCCAATTTTGAATAATCTCGTATATATTTTTAACTCTTGGTGATGCATTTCTTCTTTGCCAATACAATCCCATTTCATCCAATACGTCACCTATATCAGTTAACATATAATTTGCTGTTGCCAATACTAACCATTTACCCCTTGTAAAATTTATTTCATGTAAACTTTGACAATCTTTTACAGACCCATCTTCTTCTTTTGGATAATATTCTTTATCTACTCTGTTTGTAACTTTTTTAATAATTCTGTTTGCAACTTTAAAAGGTTCTTTTGGCACCCTGTGCGATTGTTTTAATACTTTTCTTTTACCTTCTAAATTTATAAAAGTATCAACATCAGCACCATTCCATTTATATATACCCTGATCATCATCCCCTGTAACAACACTATAGTCAGATTGCTCTTCTATTTTATTAAATAAATTCCATTGTATACGACTACAATCTTGTGCTTCATCTAAAAATACAACTTTAAACTGAGGTGGAACAAATTCTATTTTTCTATTTGTTTCTTTATCAAAGTATCCGTTTACATATCTTTCTAACATATCGTCAAAATCCACCATGCTTTTTTCTTTTTTGTATATGTTTAAACCCTCAAAAATAATATTTAATTTATTTCTTTTTATTTCTGTGTCGTCCGATTCATATCTATCGTAATACTCTATTGGTTGCATCATTAAAGCTCTAGCTTTATGTATTAATTGTAAGTATTTATTATCAGATCTAAAAACACCCTCATGATCTTGATCTTGTTTATATCCACCTTCTATTTCTATTTCTAAATCGTTTCCCAACTCTTGATAATGTTTTGATTGCATTACTCTTGATTGATCTAATCCCATTTGTTTAAAACAAAAAGAATGTAATGTTTGAAAAAATGGAAATCTATTAATAGGTTTATTAACTTTGCCTGCTGCTCTTTCTTTTCCGTTTATCGCTGCATTTTTACTGAAAGTAAAATATCCTATTTTTTCTGGCTCTATACCAAATCTTAAAAATATTTCTATTTTTCTCAATAGTCTTTCAGTTTTTCCTGTTCCAGGTGGTCCATATGTTATTCTTCGCATTAATAATTATCCTTTCTTCTTTTTTGTTTGTGTGTCTCAATCCATTTGTCAAACCTGGTTATTACAAAAACCGATAGTTTGTGTTTACCAACACGTTTAGTTGTACAATTAAAATCATCTTTCAACATCTGTGATGTTCTTTGATATGGCACCTTCCAATGTTTTCTTGATAAATAATTATGAAAAAAATTATCAAATGCAAAATAGTGATGACCTTCTTTAGTATATGTTCCACCATTTTTTAAATCTTCAAAATCGTCTTTTTGAACTCTATTAACACAATAGTCTTCAAGATAGTTTCGTAATATATCTTTTGTACCTGTGCCCTCTGCAGGTTCTGTAATCTCTGCGTTTGTTAATAATATATTTGTAAGTTTTTTCCAATCGTTTGTTTTTAATGTTGGTGGATTTAATCGTAATTGCTTAACACATTCTTCTTGAAACATAGTTTGGTTTGTTAAGTGTTTTGCTGAATCAAGATATAATCTATCACCATCTACGTTCATGTAGTAGTATGGTTCTTCTAATGCTACAACTTGTAGGTCAGTGAGATTAGGAAATGTTATCTCTTGTCCAATACCAAATTTTCTAGTCTTGCATAATTTTTTATCACATAAACTACACATAGGTTGATCATTACATTTATATCCCCAATCTTTTTTTTCATGCTGTCTTGTAATTATATCCACCTCTGTATCAGACAAAGGTTGTTGCATTGCCGTTTCATTAAATACTGTCACTTTAGATTTCCAATTATCCGGCCATTTAGATTTTGCATAGACACCATAATGAAATAAAGCATTGTTTCTACCGCCTTCACCTATTTTATTTTGTGCCATAAGTTCTATACAAGGTGGTCCGTCAGAGTATGGTGTCTCTGGTCTTTTAATTTCTATTGTGTTAATGTCTTCTTGTTTATATCTTTCTACTAATTCAAAAAAACTTTCTAGTGTAGCAGCTTCGCCATTCTCGAGAAAGGCATATCTTGTTGTGTTACTACAATTAAAATATGGTAAATTAAGAAAATTTCCTGTATCATCTTTTGATTTTAATTCACGTTGTTTTGGAAAAACTTCTGATCCACCATAACCCAACACAGATCTAATCTCATTTAATTTATCTTGCATCAAACCTGCTGATACATAATTATTTGTAAATAAAAATACATGTGCACCACCAGACTTTGATCTACATACTACTAGTGGTAATTTAAATTGTTTAATTTTGTTTATAAGTTTTTGATGGTCGAAGCCTGCGTAGGAATCTATATCTATACACCCCCATCTACATTCGTTCTCATCATTAATGGGTATGACACCCAAACTATCAACACCATCTAAATGTTTCTGCCATAGTTCATCAGTAACAGGTTCTCTTTTTACAAAAGATTTTCCTTTTACTTTTGTGCCATTCCCATTTGATTCACCTACGATGGTGACACCATGCGCACGGTCTAATCCTGCAAATATGTTTTTAAACTTATCAATCATATTTTATGCGTGGGCGTTTCCACTCTCGCTTAGACGCCCACTACCTAGGATTCTAGTAATTTGAATTAGACTTTGTAGTCTCTTCTGTACCGTGTTTTGCTTGTACCTCACCTTTACCTACAGATTCTGCAAAAGCTTTTGCCGAGTCGTAGATAGTTTTATCTGTGACTGGTCCTACTTTTGATACATCCCAACCAAACCATGTTCCTTTGTCGTTAGACATCTGAACAGTGGATAGTTTATAAATGTGGCTGTAAGTTGGCGGAGTAAACAAACCGTTTTTCCCCTG